TGCAGAGAAACCATAGAGGGTTTGTCGGGCTTTTATCTTAACAAAATTTCGTAGCAACTGCTAGGATGTATAAACAAAGGGCTGGTAAGTAGTAAATGTCCGACGCTAAGTCTCGTTTAAAAGAAATTATTAACTCGTACATCGAGCGAGACGGTGGGGAGTATGTTGATACTGGTATTGTTGCAAGTCATCTTGCGCAAATGAAACTTTTTGGTATTCGCCAAGGCGTCGAATACTTTCCAGCACAAGATAACTTTGGTAATCAGCGCAAAGATTTTATTGACAAAGTTATCAAATATAACAAATTAGATACGCGTCTTGATTCAATATGGGATTATTTCCTATGTGATGGAAAGGGGATTTTTTATATCCGGCCTACTAAAAATAATTATCGTCTCTATTATTTCCGTAGCCATGAGTATCGAAGCTATTACAACGTTGATGGTGAATTAGAAGAAGTTGTCATCATCTATAGCTATAAGGTAAAGAAAGGGAAAGGAGGCATTTATCAAGATATTGGCCTGGGTGGCATTGATACTCCTTGTGCTCAATCTCAAGCTGGTATGGGATTTAATACCCCTGGACAAAAACGTTATATTCGACTTTCAATTAAAGCAAATACTATTGAAGAAACTCACTCAGAAGGTGAAATTTCATTTGACAATATCAGTGCAACAATGCCTGGTAAAACTAAAAAGTTTAAAAATCAACTTCGTTTCATTCCTTGCGTAGAAATCTTTAACAACCCCAAGGGTTTCACCATGGACGGTAGTGGTGAATTTGACCAGCTTGCTAATCACATCATTATCCATGATGATTTAGTTCGTAATATGCGAAAGAACTTACAGTTCTTTGGTAATCCAACTTTATTATCTTCTCGTCCTAAGACAGATCTTTTAGAACCAGGCAATGCCGATAGCGGTCCTCAACGTCCTTCTATTGCAGCAAATTCAGGATTCCAAAGTATGTCTCCGATGTCGAGATCTACTTTTAAACAAGATCCTATTAGCCGTGGCGTCGATGGTCAGCTTCGTGTTCCACGGGTGATTGCTAATCTTGAGCCTAATGATCGAGTTGGTTATATTGTCCCTGATGCAATCTCTGGAGATCAGAATGCATTTGTTCGTCAGTTCAGGGAAGAGATTCGCACTGCTTTAGGTGGTGTTGATGAACTATCCATTAGTGCAGGTGTTACAGCAACTGAATACAAATCATTATTCGGACGTGTTGCTGCAACATCAAAGAAAAAAGCAAATTCTATTTACACTCATGGTATCTGCCGTTGTCTTGAACTGATTGTATATCAAGAAGAGCAGATGTTTAAAGATACACTTGCTGCTGCTGCAAAGTTTGAAAAACCTATTGCACCAGAAGAAAATGCAAGTGAAGAAGAGGAAATGCTTTATAAACAAGCGATGGATCAATATGAATCCATGCTGAAAGATTTGTTGATGGCTTGTGTTGAAGCCAAGATGATTCCCCCTGGTGTAAAGGGTTTAATTCCTGACGGTGATATTACTATGTTATGGCGTTGGCTTGGCCCTGTATATGAAGAGTCAACGCAAGATATCCTGAACAACTCTATTGTTGTCCGTAACTTACAGGAGTTAGGGGTTGATAGCATTGAAGCACTGAAATATCTTTTCCCATCAAAAACTGATGAGGAAAGAGCGGAGATGCTATCCGGCTTTCCGTTCAGGATGGTCAACGAGTTACAAGGTGCTTTTAACCAGTTTTCTCGTTTGGTTGGGGGGATGATGCAGACACCCCATCCTCAATCTCCAGACTTGCCAATGGCAGCTGATCCAAGATTGGACCTTACACCTTATCTGTATCGAACCTTAGAAGCGTTACAAAAGGAGATGAGTTATGCAGGACGCTACCGTCCAATCGATCCCACAGACGAGCCCCCAGTCAGTGGCCCCGAGCAATTACGTGGCGGCAGCACCGGCAGCTCCGGCTCCGGCAGCACCGACCCAGGCACCAGTGGGGACGTATTACCCCCAGGCGGTGCCCCAGGCAGCACCACAGGGAACTACCAGTTACCAATCAGCCCCGTCAGTATCCGCCCCCCAATCCCAGGTTTCGGAGGCGGGGAACCCATGGGAGTCGGCATTCAACAAGGTGGTGAACCTGTTGGGGAGCCCGGTTCAATCCCCGTTCCAGGGTCAACCATCACAGGCCCCGGCAGTGGCTCCGACTCAGTATTCCCAGGCCAACTGGGGTACTCAGGCACCTCAAGCCCCGGCACAAACTTGGGAACAATCGGCTCAGCAGATCTCGCAGACAAGCCAGACATCATCGCCCAACTCTTCCCAAACCTACTCAGTCAGCTCCTTGGCGGACGTAGCGGATCTCCTGAATTGGAGTCCGGAGAGCCGGATGGTAGTGGAGAATTACGGAACGGAGGCTCCGGCAATTCTAAACCAGTACGCACTAAATCTCGAAGGAATGCTCGATAGTGCCCTTGTTTGGGGTGATGAAGCACAAGAAGCTTTTGGTCGTGCTGCTAATTTCATGGTAAATGAGCATCAAGAGAATCTTGCTTATAACGAGATCCTGACTAATCCTGATGTTCTGTCTGACTATACGTTGACTTTCTTTGGTCCTGAAGGTCCATACCCTGTGTATGAATCTGAAGCTGAACTTGTTGCACCTGGTTATCCCACTGCAGCTCCTCAGGCTTATGACCAAATGCCTGCTCCCCCTCAAGCAGAAGCTCCCCAACAACCTGGTGATTTCTGGGGTGCTTTCAAGCAACAAATGGATGTTGATCCTACCCAAGCATGGCGTGTGATCAACCAGGCAGATCCTCGCACCATGGCTAATAAATTATTTGTTATGGAGTGATCTAATGCGTAATCGTCTTAAGTATGGCATTCCTGCAGCTGTTGGTTTAGGCGCTGCAGGATTAGCCGCTGGAGAAGGCGAAGATCCTATTGCTTCTTTGGGTGCTGGCGTTGCTGGCACCCTTGGCGGTGCTGCTGGCCTACTTGCAGCTAGGGAATTGGCTGGTAAGTATGCTCCAGGATTAGTTGCTGGTTTACAAACTAAAGCAGCGAATGCCTCGGATGCTTTACTTGAATCAGCTGCAACAATGCGTGACGGAGGAATGCGTCAGTCTGCATTGTTAAATACAGCTGAAATGATTCCTCAGATGGCCCAACAGGCCACTGAACGTGGCATGGCTAAAGCCGCTGCCGTTGGTTTAGTTCCTGCTAGTGCTGCTGCTGCCGGTCTTGGTGGCATGGCCGCAGGTCAAGCTATTAGTGCAGTAGGTAACATGGCTGGTCTTGCCATTGATCCAGAAGCACCTGGTTCCAGTAACACATCCAATTCACGTATGAGCATGCAAATGCCTGCTATGCGTATGTATTAAGTAGTACTTAATATTTAAGACTGCTAAAATTTTCATTAGATAGGACTTTTGTCCGATCTTTAATCTGACAAACTAATCCGGCGACACTGGAGGATAAAAGAAAGTGTTCTTAGACAACGATTTTCCTAAGATTTTAGGTGCGGAGCTTTACCGTCCGCATCCTGCTTACATTTGCGAGATGGCGGTTGAGCCCGTGGTTGTCCACGACTTCACTTCTCAACCTGGCCAAACGGTTCAGCTTGATCGTTATAAATTCTGGGGATCGCCCGGCACCAAGGATAGCCGTGAGCGTATCTCTGATCAAACGATTGGTACTGCTAACAGCCGCAACATCACCAAGGAGAAGGTGCTTGTTGTGCTGAAAGAGTACACCGGCCCTGCAGATCCGGGTGATCCTACTCAGCCTTCTACCTTTAAGATTGCTCGTGAAACTCTGATTACTGCTCAGCGTTTGCTGCTTGATACCGGCAACCTGAACATGTTCCATCAGAGCATCGGCTCTCTGACCCTGTTAGACGATTATCGTCGTTGGCGTGACCGCGTGTTCATTGATGAACTCGCCAAAGCAGAAGCAAATGGTCAAGCCTCTTCTACTCAAGGTGGTTACTATTTTGCTGGCGATAAAGCCAAGGATTCTAGCGGCCGCGTGTCTTACACCGTTGCTGAATATGGCGCTCAAGTTCAACAGTTCTCTGTTCGCACTGACCTTTTAGAAGTCGTCAAGGATCTGCGTAAGCGCAACGTTCCTACCTTCGCTGACGGTCTGTATCGTTGTATTTGCGATCCCGTCTTCATGATGCATCTGCGTCGTGATCCTGACTTCCGCGAAATCGCTCGTTACTCTGGTAATCCTGGTCAAGGCATGTACATGGGCAACCCCATGATGCCTAACAACTCCAGCTTCTATATGGGTCCCCAGGCTGGACAAGGTTATTTCCTGGCTGGTGAACCTGTGATGCCTACTGGCGTTCAGTTTGAAGGCGTTAAGTTCTTCGAGTCGACTAACTTCCCTACCAAGAATGTTACTGCTTCGTTTGATGCTGGTAGCACCTACTCTTCTCAGGAAGTTGCTCAAGGTTACTTCTTCGGTCCTCAGTCCGTTGGTGTTGGTATTGGCGGCCCCAATGCTCAGGTGCTCATCAATAACAACGATGACTTTAGCCGGTTCATCATTCTTATCTGGCAGCTCTATGCTGGTTTCGAAATTCTGAATAAGGACTTCATCACGACTGCATTTAGCTTCGTTCAAGATGACGGCGACATCTGATAAAAAATAAAAGTAAACCTCTATTGAGAAAGTAAATGGCATACTTATCTGCTAAGAAAATCTATCCAGGGGACATGACTGAGCCCCTGAATGGTTGGTACAAAAATATTGACACCAACGATAGTGGCAGCAACGATGCTTCAAAGGGTGGCCCGACTTCGGTTCTGGCCAACCCTGGCTGGCAGTTTTATCAACTGCGTGGTTATGTGCCTGTTACCACTGCTACTGGTGACGGCTATACCACCGTTGCTGATGTCATCATTCCTTCCCCTTATAAGAATGACGACACCCGCACCAACATCACCGGTATGACTCTTACCGCTGATAGTGCTCGTCCTGCTTATGTGTATCGCGCTGCTATTTCCGTGGCCTCTGGCTGGGACGATGGTCGCGTTGCTGAAGACGGCCTGACCACCTCTGGTGCTACTCAAGTCATCGGTTTTGGTCCTGGTACTGCTAGTGCTCCTGTTAGCTTCTCTGGTGTTGTCCAGGGTGCAAACCTGACCGCTACCTCTAACAACATCGCAGCTGGTGCTGCTGGCCTGGGCGCTAACCCCTTCCAGACTGCTACTACCTTAACGGCTCCAATGCTGTATAAGGAGTACACCACTGATACCACCTTCCGCGTTTACTCCAAGGCTGCCACTAACTCCACCTCTACTAACGGTGGTTGGGCAATCTCTGATGCTGATAAAGACGCTGGTCGCACCGGTTACATCCTTTGCGAAGTCTGCTTTATCCGTCCCGATGTGGCTGTTGAGTATGACGACATGGAGCAATACTTGCCTTATCGCACTGTTTCTTGATCAATTTAGTTATTGATCATTAATTAGAGTAATATGGGACCAGTGATTAATACACTGGTCCTTTATGCTTTATCGACATAAAAAAAACGGAGCTCGAATCAAAGTTGTCTCCGAATGGGATGAAGGTGATTGGTACATGGTAGAAGACCAAGACGGTCGTATTTATACCGTGTACAAAACAGAAATTGAACCTGACGAGCCAGCAACCAAGAAGGTTAAAACCCTTCAGGTAAAAGATGCAGCTAAAGGCGATGAACCTCGTAAATTCCCTACTGAAACGCGGTTAAATATTAATACTGCAACAGCACAAATGATTGCCGATCACATTAAAGGCGTGGGAATTAAAACTGCAAAAGAAATTAAAGATTTACAGATGTCATTATCTGGAGAACGCTTTAATAACTTAGAGCAGTTGAAAAAGATTCCACGTGTTGATTGGGAAAATGTATTTGCAGCAGATTTAATTCGTGTTTAACAAATAGCCCTTCGGGGCTTTTATTTTATAAATAATTAAGCAGATTATAATAAACAAATAATGACGGGGCGTTGTGCAGTTATCTGAATTCAATAAAAGCCGTATTAGATACCACCTGGGATACTATGTTGTTAGTGTTCCGGCGGGGGACTATGCGCGTCTAGAGGAAGCAATGAATTCTGTTCCGGATTCAGTTTTCCACGATAAACTTGTTTATCAGATTGGACGTTGTGATGCTGCTGAACGCAAAACACAACTTGCTTCTTATGAGGATGGTTTCCAGCCTCCTAGCACGCGAATTGAAGGCATTGTTGGTGACGTTGACCGTACGATTCGTTCTAGTAATGTCAAAGAATCTTTGAAAGTATGGGACGAAGTTTATTTGTATGAGACAAATCGTCTTGCACATATTCTTTATGTTCCTAACTACAAAGATCCTTTCCAAGCACGTTACCGTTATGAGCGCTCTGGCGCTGAATTTATTCAGGCATTACCAGGCCCAGCTGACACTGCAGTAGGAGCCAATATTTACCTTCACCTTAACTATCGTTGATCATGGATTCTTTATTTGACAATTGGTTACGCTCAAGAGGTGTTCCTGTCAGCGTTCCAGTTGATCCTATTGGGACAAGTTCTTACGAAAAAATACAAAAACAAGCAGCTCAGGTACTGCAACGTAATATACCTCCCAATCTTCAAGGTGCTGGATTTCAAAATGTAAACACCAATATTATTGGTGAATTAAATCGTATTGAAAATATGCCTTTAGGAGCAGAAAAAGAAGCTGCTCGTAATCGGGTTCAACAATATCTACAAAGGCAATCGAGCCTGCAAAAGGGCCCAACAAGTTTTACAGGCAGTCAAGGTCCTACAGGTGAATTACGCGCTCCAGGCTCAACTCGACCCCGTATTAATTACAGTGTTAGGCCTCAATCTCCATTTCCAGGTACTCCTTATGCAACTGATTATGGTTTAACGCGTCAATCGCCTATTCCACAAATGAGTAGCGATATTCGTAGAGCAAATACACCTAGGCCATCTGCTGGAAGAGCACCAGTAAACTTTTCACCTTGGGGGCAAGGAGCTTCCACTGCACCTCCTATTGGTCGACCAAGGGCCACAGGTACTGAAAGAATTGTTGGCAATGCTCCCCTTCGGCAGGCTACCTCTGGTGCTAAAGGCCTTAAAGGTGTAAAAGTTGGTCCATTAAGTGCTGTTGTTAATGCAGGTCTTATTGCCAACGATGTATATAACGCAAGTCAAACAGGCGGTGATCCTTTACGTACAGGATTAAGAGGTGTGGTAGGTATAGCCGGTGGTACTTTAGGTGCTGCAGGAGCGGGTCTTTTAGGTCTTCCTACAGGACCAGGGGCTGGTGCTGCTGCTATAGGAGGATACCTGGCTGGTAACACTGTTAGCGAAGAACTTTTTGATGCTTTTTATCCACGGCAAAGAAAAGAGACAACAAAACCCGGCGGCTACTTAGATTTACAAATTGATCCAACTACTAATAAACCTACGTTAGTTACAAAGGCAGGTCCTCCAATTTCTTCTGCAGGCAGCAGACAGGGGACCGGAGCCTGGACAATAAACGGCTGGGATCCAAATGCTAAACCTTATACCCCAGAAGTAGATGAAATTATTGTCCCAACTTATAATCCTCCAGTAGCAGACGGAAGCACCGTGCCAACTGCTAATCCTCAGAACACTGATCTTCCTCCTTCCTCTGAACAAGTGGCTCCTGTTGATCCTTATGCTTATAGTCTCTCTATTTATGGCCAGGGGCGTCAAGCAGCAGATTCACAAGAAGCAATGAATAAAGTTCGTGATCTTGGTTTAGCTATTAATCAAGCTAAATATTCACAGTTTTATCGCGAATCTTATAATCCTTTAATGGCAGCAACGTTCCCTGAGCGTTATCAAAAGACACCTGAAAACTTTGTTGTTCAACAAGGTATTCAAGTTCCTGTTGCTATGACCGCTAAAGATAGTCAAGCAGAATTATTTGCAGCAGAAGAAGATGCAAATGTTAAACGTCTTGATCAATCTAGTCAAAGAGTAGAAGAATTCTTAAAAGACTATTTAAGTAAAGGAGCCATCTAATGCCTACCGTATCCCAGCTATTTGGTTTAAG